AGGGAACTGGTGGAAGACATCTACACAGTAACAGCTCGAGCAGAGGACATGACTGGAAGGAATGATGAATCCTGTGGGGTGGTAAGTTTGAAGGGTTTGCAGGGTGAAGCCAGATCTAACAAGATTATGTGTGCTGAAACTAAAGCTAAGCGCAGGGTCACCCTTAGCATCTGCGGTCTTGGTTGGTTGGATGAAACTGAAGTGGAACCCCAGTTACAGCTACAAACTAGGATTGCTTTACCAGCTCTGGCAGCACCAGCGGTGGTGGATGAGCAGAAGCCCATGGAAACATTTCAAGAAGCTTGCAATGCAGTTGAGCATGCTTTCCCTGGCACCATGAAGGGAATGCTGAAACACTACAAAGTTAATTCAGTTGATGAATTGGTTGAAGCTCAACGGATCGATGCTGAAAAGCTGATAGCTAAAAAGATGGGAGGGGCTAAATAATGAGCATCCTAGATTTGGCCAGTGGTGCAAAGATTCTTGAATTCTGGATTGAAAAGGATTCAGCAGTTGAAGGCGAACTGGATTCTGTAATTGATGAACTGCTTCAGGAGCTGGAAGGCAAGATTGAAGATAAGGTTGAAGCTTACTGCAGGATCATTAGGGAGCTTGAGTTAACAGGAGCAGCACGAAAAGAGGAAGCAGCTAGGATCAGATTGCTGAGTGATCAGGATGGGAATACTGTCAAGGCTATGAAGGGAAGGCTGCAATTCTTCTTTGGTTTGCAGAAGATCAACAAGCTTAAGACCGCGAACTTTAACCTGAGCATCTGCGCTAATGGTGGCAATCAGCCAATAGAAGTCAACATTCTACCTGAACTTTTGCCAGCAGAATTTCAGAAGGTGGAAATCAAACCCAATATGGAAACCATTAGGGAGGCTTTGAAAATGGGCACCTCTCTTGATGGAGTTACACTTCTGCCCAGAGGCGAACATTTAAGGATAAAATAGTTATGGCACAGCAGACTTTCTCAATGGATAAGCAGGTTGACCTTAGTTCTAAGTTCACTGATAACAGAGTGGAAACACTTCCTGATGGTGACTACGCAGGGAAGGTGGTCAGATGCACATTAAAGCGCAAGGTAGAAACCAAGAATGGTCCTACTGACATATTCGAGATCCTTGTGGAAATTGAATCTAAGCAGTACACCATGACCTACTGGCTAAACTCTGATGGCAATATGAAACGATGCCTAACGAGTCTAAAGCGGATTAAGTTTCAAGTGGATCAATGGGGTCCAGACTTTGGCAGACCTTACCCTGATGAACTACAAAAAGCTGCTGCTGAGATGCAGAACAAAATGCTTAGCTTTACCAGGGGAACTAGTTCAGGTGGTTACCCAACTATTGGGCTGACAGAGTTATCTGATTTTACAGTCACTGCAACTAATGCAGGTTCGGGATTCATTGATCATAATGACTTGCCCTTCTAGACCAACCCATCTGGGGTGGCCACAGTTAATCTTCTGTGGGGTTTCGATGGGGATGCTGTTACCCACCCACCAGCATCATTAATATTCATGCGCTTATCAGGTTGGTTTGTGCCAGTTGAGATTGGCTTAGTAACACACCTTGCTTGTTGCAAGAACTAGCCAGCCTGATATTTAAAACACACACATCTAATTAGGATCAATTAAATGAATGAAAAACTACACCTACCCAACCCTATAAGGTTGGCGGTATCTGCCCGGGAAGCTGCCCGGATGCTAGGAATTAGTAGATCACAGGTGTTCAAACTGCTTGATGAAGGTCAGTTTCCTGAACCAGTTTATTTAGGGAAAAGAAATCCAAGATGGATAGTTGCCGATTTGGAAAAGTTCTTGGCATCTGGTGGAACCAACTATGAAGGTGGATCAAGGATCGGTTGAAAACTAGAAATTATCTAACTATTACAAGGAATGTATATGGCTGAACTTAGCAACCTAAAACCAATTCAAACCAAGTATAAGGGATATCATTTTAGGTCAAGGCTTGAAGCTAGATGGGCAGTGTTCTTTGAAGAAATGGGGCTTGACTGGTCCTATGAGGTAGAAGGATTTCAACTTCCTAGTGGTGCATGTTATCTGCCAGATTTTTTTGTTAAGGGACACAAAACAGGTTGGGATCATTACTATGAGATAAAGCCAAAAGGATCTGATTATTGCCCAAAGGTTTCAGAATTACGGTCTGTTTTAGAAGCTAACTGGATTTATAAAGAAGATGAAGATATGGATGCAACTTATTTTCGTGGGGCACAGATCCACCAATTATCAGGCGATCCAGTTGATGTAGTTGAATCTGTATGCCCTAGGTGTAAAAAGATAAATGGTTTAGATAATTTTGATCGAGAAGATTATAGCGCCTATTGTAATGATTGTGACCAAACTAAAGCATATGGAGATTGTTGGCTTGAAGAAGATGGATGTGAAATAGATGGACTAAAATATGATATAGTCTGGCATAAAGGAAGCATGCATACTAGGGAGCATAATAAAAGTCAACAATCCTATCCTTGGGTAGGTCCACATCTTAACAATTTAGAATATGCTAAGTTATGCGCTCGCCAAGCACGATTTGATGGGAGTGATTCCCAATGACCATTCAATTCACCCCACCAACAGACGATCATGAAAAGATTTATGCATTCTTTCTCAGATGCTCTGATCTGATTAAGGAAAGAGCCAGCGAGTATGAACCACCAGCTATTAGCTTAGGAAAAATTGCGCTTTACTGGTCAGAGTATATAGATGCAGAGATCACACCATACGATGTGGCAATCATGATGTGCCAGTTAAAGATAGCCAGACTTAGTAAGGGCCATCACCAAGATTCATTGGAAGATGCAGCAGCATATCTAGCAATCGCAAACAGTTTAAAGGATGAAACTAATGCCACTCAAAACAGTAACTAAAACTAACCCCTGCCCGATTTGTGGTAAGGGGGACCAGTGCAGCAAGGCAGAGGATGGTGGTGTATGCTGCTTTCGGTCTACTGGCCCACAGACTGGTTACCGCATCCAGAAGAGTAAAGAGTCTAAGGATGGGAGGGAATTCACCATCTATCAACCCATCAGCAATGGATCATGGCAGAAACCAACAAAACAGCCAGAGACTAATGATCTATGGGCTGCAATCTATGAACACATTCTGGCCAAGTTTCCCTGTGATGCAGAAGAGAAACAGGAGCTTTCCCGCAGAGGTTCTAAAGGCTTTGGAAACTATGGCAGTATGCCCTTTAGCAACAGCTCTACCAGAAGGGAAGTAGCACAGGAACTGCTGGAAAAGTTTGGGGAAGATATCTTTAAATGCCCTGGCATATCTAAGAACTGTCCATCAGGCAAAGGCACACTACCTTGGATTGAAGGGGCTGAAGGTCTGATGATCCCAGTGAAAGACTGGAAGGGGAGAATCCAAGGCATTATCATTAGACCAAGGCTGCAGGATGGTGGATCAAAGTATCTATGGATGACATCGAGCAACAAGGGTGGAGCATCCGCAACCCCTAGGCTTCACATTCCTACCCGCACACCGCAGCTCCTGAAGCATACAGTCAAGGTGGATGGACTCTGGATCACGGAAGGTGCCCTGAAAGCTAATGTGCTAAGTGAAATCTATGACATAGCCTGTGTAGGAACACCCAGTAACAACCTTGAACCAGCTAATGCGTTCATTGAAACCCAACCCATGCAGAAGATAGTGTTGGCCTATGATCAGGACATCAACCCAGTAGCTAGGAAAGTAACCTCTAAGAACCTGTTAAAAGTCTATGACAAGTTTCCAGATCACGATTTCTGGTTAGCTGTTTGGGATAGCGCAACAGCCAAGGGGATTGATGATCTACTTCAAGCTGGTGGAACATACCAGCTATTACCAAAGCCAGAAGCCTTGGAATATCTAAAAGAGCATATCGGCACAGAACAAACAGAGATCACAGAGTACAACTATAACCCTGATGGCATGCTGAAAACAGAATGGACTGAAGCCATTGAACTTATAGGGGCTTTCGGATCAGACATGAAGTTCATGTCAGAGTGGGAAGATTTCCTAATGTGGAATGGATCTACTTGGAAGACCGACAAGTATGGTCCTGGTATTCTTTACAAGAAGTTTCTAGATCGCAGAATGCAGATGATGTCAGATAGGGAAGCAGATGACCCTGCACTGAAGTGGTTGATTGGTGGGCACAAAATGTCCAGGATGAATGCAGTCATGGCACACCTTAAAACAGAAGTGGCAATACGGAAGAGGGTTTCAGAAATACCAGTAATTCGGAATGTAATCACCTGCCCTAACGGAACTGTAGATCTGACCACTGGCGATATCAGGAAACACAGCAGGGATGACTGGCAGATGGCAGCTTGCCCGACTGTCTACGATCCTGAAGCAACCTGCCCAAGATGGTTGCAGTTATTAGATGATGTGTTCCTAGGATCTGCTGATCTAATTAACTATGTGCAAAAGTTGTTCGGTATGGCAATAACAGGCGCACCTAATGACCATGTGTTCCCAGTGTTCTGCGGTGATGGTAGAAATGGAAAGACTACTGTATTGGGAACCATTCAAAAAGTATTGGGTGATGATCTTTCCAGCACAGTGGCCAGTGATTATCTGTGTAAGGGTAATGAATCCCACCCAACATGGTTGGCAAGCTTTCATGGCAAAAGGCTGATGGTAGCTAATGAAACAGCCAGGGGAATGGAATTGAATGTGGCATTGGTTAAACTGCTAACAGGTGGCGACATGATCACCTGCAGGAAGTTATTTCAAAACGAGTGGAGCTTTAACCCCACCCACACATTCATCCTTTGTACTAACGAAAAGCCTGCCATCCATGAATCCAATATAGCTATATGGGCTAGGATCGCGCTGGTACCTTTTAAAGCATCATTTAGTGAAGCTAATGGCAATCTTGACACAGATCTCCCCACACGCATTTTAAACGAGTCTAAGGGCATCCTAGCATGGCTAGTGCAGGGTGCTTTGAAGTACCGATCAGAAGGGCTTACAAAACCTAACGAGATCATGAAACAGAACGCAGAGTATCGTGAAGATTCTGATCCTGAAGAGTCTGTGACTTGCTGGTTGACCCAGTTTTCATCACCCGCAGACAATGCTTGGATGAAGTCCAGTATCATTTACGCACACTACTATAACTGGTGTCAGGAGAATGGAATTAAGGCACTTGGTAACAAAGGATTTAGCATCAGTTTAAGTAAGGAAGAAAGAGGGTTTGAACGCAGATTATATTCCGGTTGTAAAGAGTTTAGGCGCAAGGTTACCCCTGTAAAAAGTGTTAAGATAGGTAAGGATGGCAGTAGTTTTTAAGCTTATTTCTTAGTGGACTTGGTGAAAAAATCAAAATATGAAGTCCACTAAGTCCACTAAAATTAAGTTAAAACAGGTTAAGTAAAAGGAATAAATAGAATGGTGAATACAGTATGCAGAATGGGAAATATACGATTTTGGTGGACTTGGTGTTCAAGTGGACTTACTAGTGGACTTCAGTTTACCAAGTCCACTAAGGTTAAGTTGTTTATTAGTAATGGTTTATATGTTCTTAGTGGACTTATAGGACTTAATATTTAAATAAAAGTATTTAAATAAAATAGTATAAAGAGATAGTGTACAAGTGTTCTTTATGACGGAATTTCCGTCACCTTGATTAAGTATCCTATACATTCTCAAAAACTTACCGGAAAACGATCACCAAGTCCACTAACCCCACTAACCCCAATTTTTAACTCAGGATGGATACCTGATCAGAGGTGTCCAATGATCATAAATTTTGATGCAAAAGATACTGATTTACTTTGGCAAATTGGTGAAGCAAAATCACTTTGGTTTAAAAAAAACAACTGGCCGATTCATATTCAGAGGATGGCTAAGTTTAACATCAGTGAGGAACAAGCTAGAACCTATAACCAGTTCTGTGGTCTAGCAGGTGAAGCAGCTCTGTGGGAATGGCTATATGGTGATCTCTCAGAGTTTTGGGCGCAACAAGCCAACCTTCATGAATCCCAATCCCTGACCGATGGTGGAACAGATATGCCAGGACTGGATGTCAAGACTAGGGATTTGATCACAGACCCAATTCCCTGGCTAATTATCACCCCACACAAATTAGATACCAAGGTCAGATATGTTCTGTGTGTGGTGCAGTCTGAACACCCCAGCAAACCTGAGACTGTTTCAGTAGACATCATTGGCAGTATTCATGGTGAAGTTGTTGACCGACTTAAAGACCACTGGTGGCATGAAGGGCTGCACCGAATCACGATTGAACAGGAATATCTTACCCCACCCGAAACACTCAAATGGTAGGAGAATAGTTATCACAGCAGGAACTTGCAGAAGTTGTTTAAGGATCAGACTGCTTAGGTATGGTGTGTGTGGTTACTGCGGATCTGAAGCCCGCACTGCCACTCAGATGATGGTCTTATTAGGTAAACAGAAAGCCATGATTGCACAGCTCAGGCATGAAAGAAGGCTATTAAAGTTTCAGCTAAAGACAGCCAAGGCTAAGCTGGCAAGGGCTAAATCCAGTCCTTGAGATTTCGTATCTAGCACATCAGTGGCAACAATGGGAGCATGAGGCTAGAGCTTCCCATACCACCGAGCGCAAACCACATTTTTCGGGCATCCCGCAGAGGTCAGGTCTATAGGTCCAAGAAATATACAGACTGGCACAAAGCTGCTGAGCTTATGGCCCTGCTGACCAAGAAGGGTAAGCTTATCAACCCACCCTATGCCATAACCATGGAAATCATTGGTGGGTCAGGATGGCGCAAGGATCGAGACCTAGACAACTGCTGGAAACCTGTGCTGGATCTATTGCAGCACATAGGAATCATCCAAGAAGATAACTGCCAACACATTACCCGATTGGTAGTCACCTATGCCAAGGGCGATGGTAGACCTGCAGAATGCCACCTGACGATTGGTGGTGCATAATGCCATCAGATAAAGACCATAAGAAACATAATCCAAGGCCAGCACAGGGTAGACGCACAGACAGACCACCACCCTCTCAGCGTGGCTATGGCCGAGCATGGGAGAAGATCAGGCTAGCTGTCCTAAGAGAGGAACCCCTGTGCAGAGGATGCCAAGGGCCAGCCACCTGTGTGGATCATATTCAGCCTTTGAAACAGGGTGGAACCAACCACCGACCCAACCTGCAACCTCTGTGTGCATCATGCCACAACTCAAAGACATGGCATGAGACTTGGGGGAAAAAACAATGAAAACCCTCAAATTTTCAGAGGGAACCCGACTGCCACAACGACAGGTAGGGGGGGATCGAAAAATCCAAAGGGGGGGCGGAAGTACAGATCGGAAGAGC